CTGCTCTTGCCTACGCGGCGCTCGACCTTTCGGGTCATCCTGGCTACCGCGCGTTCGGTTCCTACTTTGGACTTCATCGTTTTCATTGGTTGAACTCCTCAAGTGGGACTTGGGACGGTTGATCAAGGTGTTGCCACGCTGACTTGTCCGTCCCTCCTCCTGTCTTGCGCATCGAACGCTTTCGGCGGGGAGGGGCGAGGCCTAGTCCCCCACCAGTTCCCACCCTTGCCGCCGAACGCAGCACAGAGGACGAATCCACTGACTGCTACTTGCGAGCGGCGGTGCGCCGACGCCGAACGGATCGCCTTCCTCCGCGAGAAGCCATGCGTACCTCCTTCGCTCCGGTTGCCCGAACTGCGAACAGGTAAGAGAGGATAGTTGAGATCCTGTCTACCGATACGGCCAGGCGGCTAAGAAGACGAGGCGCGAAGGCCAGCAGCACCGTCTCCGGGTCGAGCTAGGTCCGGGCAGAACTCTTGCGACTAGCGCCAGAGTTCCTTGCGGCCTTGGCACGCATGTCACGCAGAAACTTCCGAGATTGGCCATAATCCTTGATGACGCTGGACTGCTTAATTGCGGGGGTTCCGGCCATCTTGGTGGCTCCTTTCGGAAGGTTAGTGCGCGCCGTGGGCTGAGAAGTTTAATCAGGTCAGGTAGAGGCGGGACGAGTCCAGTCCCCACCTGCGCTGATTACTTCCGCTTCTTTTCCTTACGAACGTGACGCTTTGCCATTGGTGAATCTCCTTCCGCACAAGTCGAGGCGCGAGGCCACAGCAGAGTGCGATTAGAAGAATGGTAGCGCAAGACGGAGAGAAATAGGGGGATGGGTAATAACACCAAGTAGAACGAGATAGGGTGGGGACGGGATGAGGCCAGTCGTGCGCCAGAATAGCTCAGCGATCAGAAAACATTCTTAATGAACACCCGCGCTGAGTGCAGGCCACCGTGCCGTGTTTGATAGACCGGGATGCCAAACTCAGCAAGAGTCCCGTTTCGCAGCCAAGTGTAGATGGTATGCAGAGGCCGGCCCGTCACGCGAGAGAACTCGACGGCGGTCAGCCAGTGTGCTCGCCAATTGTGTGCGGACAGGCGAGAGGAGGAGGCGGGAGATGCGGGAGAAGTGGAAAGTGTAGTAAGGGTAGGGGACTGAACTGGATCGGATTTCTTGGTTGCAGTAGAAGAAGGCTTTGACCGCACAGGCTCCACTTCAGTTCTCATCACACTCCCAAGGAGTTCCTAGCGAGAAGGATAGGCCTAAAAGGAGGACGGGTCAAGAAATTATTTATGGCGCACAAGAGGATTGCTCTTGACACGTATAGATAAACTCTATACAGTAGATCCATGACAAACCGGATCTCAGTTGCGTATCGTGTAACCGAGAGGACGGTGAAGTGGATAGTTGCCCTCTCGGAGTTATTGGGCCTGTCTAAAACCGGCATAGTTGAACGCGCCGTGCAGGAACTGGCTCAGAGACAAAAACTTTAACAATTCAGGTTTGGTAAGTCGTGGTATGGCAGGTTTGGCTTGGTTTGTTGAGGCACGGTATGGTTGGGCAAGGCCTGGTGAGGTGCAAATAAGCACTTGGTCAGTTATCGTCCGAGTGCTTATTTACTTTCTACCACTTCTTATTTTTGCCAAGGCCTGAAGCGCTTGCTCTGTTTTCTGTTCAGATGAAACACCCTCTGGATCAGGATAACCAAGCGTTCGTAGGCCTCTTTCGGTACCTATTACTCCTTTTTCCATCAAACTAGGGGTAAGTTTACGAATCACTGCTTCACTGAGGGGTCTAACGCTGGCATCGTCCAGAGCAAGGTCATAAGTCAGCGGATCAACTATTCCTCCCCAACTGGCTAAAGTAACTCCCTCTGGACCTCTATAAGCTAAAGTAGACTTTTGTTGAAATTTGCACATGCAGTCAAAATAAAAAGTACCGATAGCTTCGGCCGTCTCAGCCAAGAATCGTCCGGCCAGTTGCAGCATCCCCGAGGATTGAAGGACCGCGCTGTCAAACAAGTCGGTCGAGATATTGCCATCACCGGGGTTGCCCTGTCTGGAAGCCGAAAACCCGAGGCAGTCGTTCTGCAAGGCGAGCAACTTCTCCGCGCCTTGCAACGCGCCCGACCCCATAGCGTTCGGGGTTACGACCTGCGGCGGACGCGAGTTCGGCTTGATCATGCAGACCTCGCCGGGGAGTCCGCCAAATCCATCCACGTCAATCCCGGTGTTCTCGTCAATGAACCACACGCCGTTGTTCATGCGTAAGCCATTCTCGAAAATCTGCGTGTAGAAACGCTGGGCAAGGCGTTGGAGATTCTCGGTCATGCGCGTCACGGGTATTCCCCACGGACCGAATAGTGGCGGCATGACGTAGTTGGGGAAGAGGGGGAAACGTGGAGCTAAAATGTCGCGGCGCGGAGGATAAGGGTTGTCGCCGTCTTGGAGAATCACACCCTCGCACTCGACCAGCCAGCGGCCATTGGGGTATTTCAGGCGGACTTCCGGTTCGATCAGCGAGGCCTGGGGAATGTCCGCCTTATCCACGGTCTCACGTGTGTAGTCCCGGCAGAAGCAGTGGGTCACCAGCACGCGCCATTCCGAGGATTGTGTACGCGCGTTCTGGCCGGGCGTGCCGGGCATGGTAGACATCGGACCGTAAGGCTGGGAGATGCCGTAGCCCGAGTCACCCGAAAACGGCTGGAACCCGCCCGAGGTATGCCGGGGCTTTATAGCCTGCGAGGTCAGTGGCCACTTCAGCCGGACATCTTCAAGGTTCATCCACGTGCGCCAGCCGGAGAACGAGGGGTTCCAGGTATAGTCCGCGCCGGGATCGAAGAAGACCAGCCTCGGGTCGGTCGACCGAGCCCACATACCGCCGCGGGCGCGAGAAAGGTCCGGATCGAACCCGGCAACGATCCACCCGGCGCCGCAGTATCGCGCAGTGAGTCCGGCCATCAGGAGATGAAGGTTCATCTTGGAGATCTGCCACTGGGCCTGGAGGGATACTTCGCGGGAGAGGTCGCGAGCAGAGGCGGAGGGCAGGCTTGGATCGGCCTGTTGCGCGCCGGCGTAGGACGGGTCAGAGGAGCCGGCTGACGGGAACACGTACATGCGCGGCGAGAGGGAGCTGACCTGGTTGGCCTCTTCGAGCATGATCCGCTGAAGCATGGGTATCGAGAGGGACGGGCGGTAGACCGGGCCGGGGGTCATCGCGTCGGCGAGGTTGTAGAGGGACTCGGCGGTCTTGGCGAAGTCCTCGCCAAGAGCCTTGTTGCGCGCGGAGTCGGAGGCCAGTACCCAATCAGCGATGTGCCGAGCGCGAGGGTCTATGTGTTCCTGCTTAGAGGATTTCTTCGCCGCGCCAATGAAGATCAGGTTTGAGATAGCGTACTCCCTCTAAGCACGTGAGCGGGTGCGACGATGCACCGCGCGCTTAGACTTTTTGTCGCCAGCGCCGATGCCTGGAAACTTGTGATGAACCGCTGCCCTGACTTTTTCCTTCTCTGCCTCAGAACCATGTTGGCTGACGCGAGCCAAAGCATTGCGCGCATGACCGGCATCAGGAATTGGATAACCTCGTTTTCCAGGCTCTACGAACTCTGACTTGGGCATGTGCTTGCGTTTTGAGTAACTGAGCTTAGCCATCTGGTTTCTCTCCTGTCAGGTTAACACCGTTTCGTCTGTTGCGGCTAGCTAGTACTCCAAGCAGCCGAAATCAATTGTGTCCGTGCCGCCTAGCGTTCCAGTCGCGGTGAAAGTTACCGTTGTCTGCGTCGAAGCGGTTTCCTGGAACTTTACGGTCGTTGTGGTGCGATCGTTCATCCAGCAAGAATAGCCGTTGGGCGCAGTCAGGTTGGTGGTGACCACTGGAGTGCAGGCAGCCTGCGCCGCGACAAACTTGCCTGCGGTTGATCCTCCGACGAGCGAGGTAGCAGTTCCGCAGCCAGTGACCGAGAATATGGTTCCTTGAGATCGAAAGCCGGGCGCGTTCACAGGCGGAGTGAAAGTAGAAGGGACCCAAACGTTCAACACGCCGTCCGTACTGAGCAGTACAGTTGAATTGTTGCCTGTCCCCTGCGGCAACACAACGCTTGTTCCAGCGCCGCAAGTATTCGCCCCAGCGGAGGTCGCCTGACAGACCGTAACGGTAAACGCTCCGGTTGTATTGTTGGCCCAAAACCACTGATTCGAGGTCGTTATGTAGCTGCCATAGGGCATTACAAACGTGGCGTTGGAGGTAAGCGTGCCTGAAAGCAGAAAAGTGAACTGAACTGCGTTGGCCCCTGTCGACGTGGTCGAGGAGGATAAGCCGGCAGGGTATCCAGTTCCTCCGTAGAGGATCGTACCTGCAGTAGGAGTGCCAGAAGTGACAGCCGTGATTTGCAAAAGCGAGTCATAGTTGCCGGCATTGACCGTGACTACATCACCCGCTTGACAGCCGCTTCCAGCCAGCCACGTGTTGATGCTGGATACCGCGCCACCGCTGCCGTTATAGAGAAGGTGCACACCAGTGCAAGCAGAGTTGAATGAATAGGTACC